ACTTAGCATTTTCAATGCAAGAGTTTATGAATAAAGAATTGATAGAAAATTTAGAATATACTATTAATATAGAGAATGTTTTACATCTTAAAAATACAGATGATGATATCTATGTTATATGTTCTAAGAATAATAGAAAGAATTATGAATTGATGATTTCTAAAATAGAAGATAAGTTAAAAGAAAACGGATTGGTTATAAAGAAGTTTTATTATATATCTGAGACTTTCTATAATCGAAACTCAGATGATATCTCCCATAAGAAGGTAAGATTACTTCTACAACATTTAATAGGTCTTAAAACAGAAGGTGATAAGTTTACTGATGAAAAACTCGAACAATATGATGAGGTTTCTTATTATGATGACGAAGAAACATCTACACAACTTGCTTGTGATTCTAATAAACTTTTAATGGTTCTTCTTGAAAGAACAGAATCTTCACTTAAAGATATTATAAAAGATGATTTAAAATCTACTCCACATAACTTATTTGTTAATTATATTACTGGTAATAAAGTGAATAAATTTTCAACAACTAAAGTTTTAATTCAATTCAGTAATTTAATAAAAGCTTTTGAAAGTTTTAAGTGGAAATAATTATTTATCTTTTTCCTTATTAATCATTGCATTCTTAATCAAATCATTTAACTTTCTATTATCCATTATAGAACCAGTAGTTCCTTCTTCGGACTCTTCGGCTGCTAAGTTTTGAGCTTTCATAACTTCTGGATTTTCAATTTCATTTAAACCTAAATCTTTTCTTAATCCTTTATAGAATTTTTCAAGCTCAGTTCTTTGTGTTGATGAAAATTTAGAGTTTTCTCTAATTTGACCAATTGTTTGATTGACAACTTCGTGCATTCTAGCTGAGTTATCCCCATTATCTACCTGTCTTAGTTGAGATAAGAAGTTCTTTCTAGTCATTTTTGATAAAAAGATTGTTTCAGCGTAAACTAAAGCATCATCTCTCATCTTATTTCTTATATATGGGTGTTCTTTTAATTCTGGTACGTCACTTAGATATAAATCTACAAGTGATTCTAATACTTCCATTGATTGTTGTGAAGCAACGGTCATATCTGAGTCATAATCATAGATTTCAATCTCACCTAAATCTGGTAGATCTTCAGGTCTTGCGAGGTGTTTACTGATATCAAATTCACCATTTTCTGATTGAATTTCATCAAACTCGTCCTGTATCCTAATTCTTTCATTTTCTGCTTTAGACATAAGAAGGTGGTTTTTTACAATATATATTAAAAATATATTGTTCCTAAAAATATGGCATTAGCACCACAACAAGAAAAACAGATGGTTTTTACTACTATATTAGTAGATGAGGCTACTGACAAAATCAATGATGGTATAGTTGTTAAAAGATATCAGAATCCTTGGTTAAAGAGTGAGGTAGGGTTGAGAAGAGCCGGTGTTTCATTTAGAATGACCGCTCATGAACAGTCTGAATATGTTAAATGTGCTTTAGATGTTCATTACTTTACTGAAAAATATTGTAAAGTTAAGACAGAAGATGGTTCAATTAATAATATTCTATTAAGAGATTATCAAAAAGAAATGCTTGATAGTTTTGTTAATAATAGATTTAGTATTCTAATGGCCTCTCGTCAGGTAGGTAAGACTATATCATCTTCTATCTTCATGCTACATACTATTTTATTTAGTAACGATAAAAATATAATGATTGTTGCTAACAAGGGTGATACTGCTGTAGAGATTGTTGATAAGATTAAATCAATCTACTCTTTATTGCCTTTCTTCTTAAAACCAGGTATTAAAACTTGGAACCAGAAGTCATTAACATTTGAAAATGGTTGTAGAATTAAAACATCAGCTAGAACAAAGACTCCAGCTATTGGTTTTACCATTGACGTACTTTACTTAGATGAGTTTGCTCACATTCCTTCAAATATTATTGAGCCTTACTATACCGCTGCTTTCCCAACCGTATCAGCCGTTCAAAATTCAAAAATTATTATTACATCAACTCCAAATGGTATGAATTTATTTCATAGATTGTTGATAGATGCTGAAAGACCTGATGGTGATCCATTAAAGAATAACTATAAAGCGATGAGAGTTTACTGGTATCAAGTTCCTGGTCGATTCATGACTTATATTAGATTAAATGCTCATAAGATGTATGAGTATGGTGTTACTAAAGAAGAGATATTTCAATTAGTTCAAGATAGATGGTCTCAATTCACAAAGGTTGAGATGAAGTATATCACTGATAATATGAAAGATGTTATCTATGTTTATAATAATGATAAGTGTACTGATGAAGAAGTTAAAAAAATGACTTTTGTTGATAAGAATGGTTATGATGTTCCTATTTTAGCTATATCTGAGATGACAACTTGGAAAGAAGAAGCTATAAAGGATATTGGTGGTGAAGATGCGTTTAACCAAGAGTATGGTTTAAGATTTATTAACTCAAGTAAATCATTATTAAGTGAGGCTATTATAGATGAGTTGTTGAGGAATAAAAAGAATTATATACACGAAGAGATTCCAGAATTTGATAAAAAATTAAAATTCAGTTATAAAGATCTTAAATGGGTAGACGATGATGAGTCTTTTCTACCACTTAAAAGAAAAGAATATAAAATTGTTATCTCAGTCGATATTTCAGAAGGACTCGGACAAGATTATTCTATTATAAATATATTTAGAATCTCTGAAAAACCAAAAGACTTAGTTGAATCACAAAAAGCTTCTTATAAGTCTATTGTAGATTTCTTTAGATTGGAACAAATAGGATTATTTAGAAATAATTATGTTTCTGTTAAACAGTTAGCTGAGATTCTTTATATGATAGTGTTTGAATATCTAAATCCAGATAATGTTAAAGTAGTTGTCGAGTTAAATAACTATGGTAATACTTTATTTGCTGAGTTACCACACGTTTTTGATGGTAATAATAATTATGGTTCATCTGTTTTTGTTAGATATAAGCATAGAGCAGATGCTACTGAGGAAAAAGTTGGTCTAAAAGTTGGTGAGAATAAAAACTTAATGGTTAAAGATTATCAAGAACTTATGCAAAGTAAGGGATTTGTTATAAACAATGAAGATAATATTAGAGAAATCACAACATTTGTTAAACACACTACAAATGCTGGTAACACAAGATATGCTGCTGATGTTGGACATGATGATACTGTAATGACGATAGTAAACTCAACAACTATTTTTAGTAGACATGAATTTAGTGAAATGGTTGAAGAGTGGTCTAGTAAATTTGTAGATAAAGAACATATGAACTATGTTAAAGAATGTCTAAAAAATATGGACTATGTTGAAGGAACAGATTATGGTCAAGTTCTTAAAATAAGAAAACAAATCATGAATAGAAATAAAAATAGTGGCTCTAATACAAATGGTATAAATTGGTTTGGTACTAATAAATAAAAAAACCTCTCATTGAGAGGTTTTTATTTAGTTTGTTGTTTCCATTGTCGCGCTTAGACCAGCGTTTTTCAACTTATCTTTCATAGTAGATATAGTTTCTAAATCACCATACTTTACATCACACTTACCACTGAAGTGAACAATATGTGCACATTGTGTTGCTTGTTCGTTTTCGTGTTTACAGATCTTCATTAGACAAGTAATTACCCAATCAAAGCTATTGTAATCATCGTTGTGTAGAACTAACCTATATGGTTTTGAAAGTATTTCATCAACTTTCGATTTTGTTTTCTTTTTAGTAATTGTAGCCATAAACTAATTTTAATTTTCTATTTATTATATATTATTTGGGTAATTTGTTTCTTTTTTGTTAACAACATCAACAACAGTAACGTCAATGTGATGTTCTTCGGCCCACTCTTCGAATCTAACTAGATGTTCACTTCTATCATCATACATAACAAACTCACTAACTCCAAGTTCTTCAATTTTTTGTTCAAATAATTTAGTTTTGAAGTTGTATGTATCACCGCCCCAATTCAAATGAATTTCATCAAAAGAAATGTTGTGTTTATTTAATATAGCCTCAACATGATTTAACATATTAGGTACTTTTTTAAGACGACCAGTTGCTAAAATAACATAGTTATCTGGATCTGAGACAGCTTCTAAGTATTTTTTATAAACCCAAGGATTTACTGGTATATCAAAAACTTCAGGATTAATACTTTCTGCTCTTCCCCACCAGCCACCATATGGCCATTCAGTTCCTGTTTTTTCTTTCCAAACTATCTTACCTTCTTCAGGTTTTGGTGTGTGACACATTGTGTCGTCAAAGTCAAATGAGATTAATCTTTTATATGTCATGAATTGGTTCTTATTTTAAATATCTACAAATATATATAAAATTTCTCAAAATTAAAAGGTCGGTTTGACAAAATAATATATATTTTAAAAATAAGACATTTTATGAAATTAGATATTAAATCAATTCTTATCCTAATATTACTTGGATTGACACTATTGTTTGGGTTCAAGTGGTTTTTTTCAGGTGATAAAGCATCAAAAGAAAGAGTTAAACAATTGGAACAAGAGTTTAAGGAATTAGAGAATCAAAAAAAGGCTGTGGATTTAGAAATAAATTCTTGGAGAGCCAAATCTGATAGTCTTAGACAGTTAGATGTTAAATTACAAGCTGAATTAACTAGACAAGAAGCTCAAACTAAAAAGGCTGAAATTGAAGCTAGTAAATCCAAAGCTAATTTAGATAAATTAAAACATGATCTTCAAGAAACTCAACACAAAATAGATGAGTTTAAAAAGAATCCACCTAATAGAACAGGCGATGCTCTTTTAGAATCACTAAAAAATAAAGCTAAACACTAATATGAAAAATTTTATAACATTAATTATAGGTATGATTTTAAGTTTAAGTGCTTATTCACAATACTCACAACCTAAAATAGATTATCCAAGATTTGAAATAGACTCATTGGGTCAAAAAGTACTAGTAATGACTATTGAACAAGCTCAAAATCTTGACAATGGTACAGATTTATTGGTTCTTTTACAGAAACAAAATACTCAAATGGGTCAATATGATTCTGTTTGTGTTAAAGTTATCAATGATAAAGAACAAATTATCGCTTCTCAAAAAATGGAGATTGCTAAATTAAAAGAATCTATCAATAATAAAGATTTACAGATTAAAGCTCTACAAGGTGAAGTTGCATCATATCTTAAAAAGATTCTTATTTTAGAAGACGAAGTTACTAATAGACAACAAGTTATTGATGAGAAAAGTTTGCAATTAAGAAAAATGAAAACCAAAATGATAGTTGGTGGTCTCGGTGGAGGTGTCGCAATCATAGGATTAATACTGGGTTTGTTAATAATTCATTAATGAAAAAAATGAGTTTTAATACTTAATATATAATCTATAAAAAATATTCAATAAAAAATGAAGCATATTAGAACATTTGAATCATATCGTATTAAAAAGAACAGAGAAGAAATTATTAAAGAATCAGTTCTTCAAGTAAATGATATTTACAAAGTAAAGACTATGATTGATATTCCTCAATCTTTAATCAACGCTTATGTGAAAAAAGTAAAAGACACTACAGGTAAAAACCTACGCACGTTCTTTGGTGATGTTGATATTGCTGAAGAAATTGTAAAGTTTATTAACATGGATAACTTAGATGTTGAGAAAATTCCAGGTGGTGCTTTAATGGGTGGTGGTCAGTCACAAACTCAAACACAACCTCAGGCACAACCTCAAGTTCAAGTAGAGGCTCAGCCTCAAGCTCAAACTCAAGAAGCTCCTCAAGCACAAGCTCAACCAGCTCAAACTGAAGAAGCACCTGCTCAAGCTCAAGAAGCTCCAGCACAAGGAGAATTTGAAGAACCTCAGGCTCAACCTCAACCACAAGCACAGGCTCAGCCACAAGCACAAGGTGAAGCTCAACCACAAGCACAAGCTCAAGAAGCTCCAGCACAAGGTGAAGAAGAGAAAGAAG